AGCAGGAGATAATCGTTCTTTAAAATCGTTTCTAATAAGAACGTGAAAGTGATCTCTAACCCAAGCCATAGCTTTATACATTTCAGCTTGATTAATTTGATTATCATAATCTTTTCTAAATGTTTTTCCAGTTAATTTGTGGATAAGTCTAGAATACACATCTTGGTGGTTACCCGAATCAGGTACGTAAAGTAAATGTTTCCACCCGTATCGCTGTGATAAACTCATTAATAAATCATCTAAAAATAAAGTTTTTCCACTTCCAGGCCAACCAGTTAAGTCGGTAACTCCACCTTTTAAAACAGTATAACTAGTATCTATAATATCAAATCCCGTTTTTAGTCCTGGTTCAGCTCCTTTAATTAAAAATTTATCTAAGTCTTTTTGTAGCTTATCAGCAGATATTATTTCAAATCCTTTCATTAAGCTCTATTTACAAATTTAATATAATTTGAATCCGATAATTGTTTAATCTCTTTAAATTGCTCAGGTGTTATTAATTTAGCTTCTAAGTCTTTATAAAGTCTAGAAGAGTCTATTTTTTTACTATCATCTTCTTTTAGTTCTTGCATATAACTTTCAAATTTATTTTTAGGCGGTTCAAAATCTAGATCAGGTAAGTTATTTAAAAATGTCGTAAAGTCAGATAAAAATATACCATCTCTTTTTCTAGTTTTTAGAATCCATTTTATTTTAGCTTCTAAAGATTCTTTAGTTTCTGATTTATTTAATAGTGTTTTAATTTTGTCTTTACACTTTTTACCTTTAGTTATAGCCCTACCATTAATAAAACATTTAGTAGGATAAAGATTATAAATATCATTTACAATTTCATCTATATTATCTTCTTTTTCATTATTATCATTCTTGTATGTGTCCTCTTGGTGTCCTTTTGGTGTATCGTTTGGTGTTCTACTTGGTGTCTTTTCTTGCTGAAATTCATCGTAATTTAATACTGTAACTACTTGAGTAACATTACTTTTCTCAATTTTTATTTGGTGTTCTTTTTCAAGATCTTTTAAAAACTTTTTTACCTTGTTTCTTGACCACTTCCAACGATCAGATAAACCTTTTTCACTAATACCTAACTGACCTCTTTTAACATCTATTTTAATTCCTCTTTTATAAAAAAAAGAATCTTTATGATTAGCTAAAAGTATTAAATCTACCCAAGCTTGACCACGAGAAAACGACTCGCATTTCCATAAAGGATTATCTGCAATTTGTCTATGTAATTTAATCCACCCTTGATTCATTCTTTAGAAATTTAATTAACTCTTCAACATCGTATTTATCTAAAATAATATTCTCAAACATATCTAAACCTAACGTCCTTATTTCCATATAAACACCTTCTTCACAATGATTAACTTCTAATACTTGATCATTTGAATCTTTTAACTTTAATACTACCATTTTACAACTGTATAAATTTATAACAAAAAAAAATTACTTTAACTTAATAAAAACTACATCGTCAATCTTAACAGATGTTAACTCTCCACTTTTTATCTTATTGTAGATAGTTTGCCTTGTAACACCTAACTCTTTAGCGTAGTTTGTTACTGTTTTTAGTTTGGTTCTATCTAGCTTCAATTCTTTCATAACGCTAATTTATATATTACTTTTTAAAAATCCTAGTAAATGTTTTACAATTGTCAATTTAATTTTAAAAGGGAGTTTTTACACCCCCTCTTTTTTGATCATAACACAGCCTAGTGCGTTTTTAATTAAATTTACTTTTTCTCAGAAAGGGAGATCATCGTTAACTTGTGCTGCTGTTGGTGTGCTGTTATTACCTACATTATCCTTAACCCAAGTATTAACACTAACCGCGTGAGTTTTACCATACGCATCTACTTCTTTCTTCTTAGAAATAGTTAAGTTAATATACTTCTTACCTTTATACTCGTTAATATGTTCTTGTGGTAAGTCATCTAAACATACTGAGAAGTTTACAAATCCGTATTGTTCATTTTCTTTTCCGTTTCCTACGTAAATCTTTTTGTTTTCCATTATTCTATTAAATTAAATTGATTAAATACTATTTCTGCTATTTCTTCTTTTACTCGTTCGTAATCATCTTCTTCTTGATCTAAAACTCCTGCTAATTTTAACTCTGTTCTCATTAGCTTAGACTGGATCGATAAACTTTTAAATCTATACTTCATACCTTGTCTTAAAGTCCTTTCATCAATTAAAGACAATGATTCGTCAAATAAATCCCATATTGCTACGGTCATCATTAACTGTTTTTGTGTTTTTTTATTCATTTTACTTTATTTAATAGTTTATTAATATACTCTTGAATCTCATTTACACGCTCTCTAATAGCTTTAATCACTTCCTCTGAATACTCTACCTCAAAAACTTTTATACGATACTTAGAATCTATGTTTTGATAGCTTACAACTTTATTATAATATCCTAATAAGTCCTCTGGTGTATCCATTAATACATAAACTACTTTAGCTTTTCGTTTGCCAGTTAAGTACATATAAGCTTGTAATTGATAGTAGTAATCTTTGTTAGGTAATTCGTCTTCCCAAAGTACCTTACTCATAGTAAAACAATCCCAACAATTCTTGATGTCGATAACCTCATCTTTTAATATTAAATCTGGCGTTCCTGTTAAAAAATCGTTTTCAAAATATTCTTCATTCTTAATTAAGAAGTTATAACCTAAGTTTTCTTCTACGTAGTTAATAGCGTTATCTTCACATCTATGCCCTTTCTCGGTATATTTAGAAGATATATCTTTATTAACTCCAAAGATTTTAGAAGTAAGCCACTCTTTAGCGTAAGTTTTAGCTGTTTGAGATAATTCACCTTTCTTTTTACTATTTGCCATTATTTGACCTACGGCACTAGCTCTTATTTTGAATTTCATCTTCTAGCTTCTTTTGAGTGTCCTTACTTACTTTGTACTTCTTTAATACTTGCTCGATAGTATAACCGTCTTTCATAGCTTTAACTACTTTATTCCAGTTAGCATCGCCTGGATTTAACCATGTTTTATCATCTTTAACCTGTTCTCCTGACGCATCGGTATCTTTATCCGTTACAAGTCCTAAAGCACTTGATAAAGCGTATCTACGATAGTAAGTAATAGCTGAACCCATAACTTGGAAGAAGTTCATACCTTTTAACTGTACGTCTGTAGGTATAGTCATTGTGCTTTCTAAAGTTTCTCCGCTTTCCGCGTGGAAGATAATAGTTTTAATTGAGTCGTTTTCTAATAATTGAGTAAACCCTAATCCGTTTTCTTTTAATAATGGGTTTATCTTCTCAAAAATAGTAGGTAAATCCGCGTAACTATACCCGTACCCCTCAGTACCTTTATGGATCGTTGGTACTTCTTGCTGAAAATTTGCTAATGCTTTAAATAAGTTTTTCATAGTTTAAATTTATTCGTTAAATATATTACTGCTAAAATAATTAAATTCTCAAGACCCACAACCAAAGCACTCAAACCCTCCTTGATCGTTCTCCATTTTGTATTCTTCCCCTTTTTCATAAGCTTCTAAATGTTGTTTACATTGATATTCTAAAGCTGATTTTTCTAGTTTACTTTCTACTTTGTTAATCTCGTTTTGGTAGTAGTCAATAATTTCTTGTTTACTTTGCATATTTATTAGATACTTTAAATTGTTTACACCACTCGCTAAAACTTCCTACAGTTTGTTTTTCTCTCCATTGATGAATAGTTCTCGATCCGTCAGGGAATACACTTGACTGTACTCCCTTTGCTAATCCTTTAAATGTGTTTTTCATAGTTTAAAATTTAAAGTTTAATTCTCTTTTTAGTTTATCAGTTAATTCTAATTCGTACTCTTCATCTTCAGTGTAAACTCTGATTTCCACAACTTCTGCAGAACCAGTGTAATTATACTCATCTTCATCAAAGTAATTACCACTAGTGTACTCTAATTCCAAGTTATGATTGTATTCAATATCAAGTGTGAAACCTAAGTCTATATCACCCTTATAAGCTTCAATATAAACTGAATTACTAGAATTATCAATAAGATCTTCTGGATTAACTTCTACTTGGTCAAAAATAAACTTCTTAACTTTTCGATCTAAATTTTGTGGGATTGTTTTCATTATTCGTGTTTTTTATTCGTTTGTATAGTTCAAATATACTAACAACTTTTTAATTACAAAACTTTTTAACGTATTTTTTTACAATTAATTCATAACTAACTGATAACTAATACGATTAATTTTAACAAAAAAAGAGCCTACTAAATTAGTAGACCCCTTTAAACTATGAAAAAAACCTATGAAATAAAAGAAAATATATTTAACTTCTTAATTAATATTTCAGCATCTTCTAAATCTAACCAACCCGCTATTACGGATATAATTATAATAGACATGATAGCATATCCAAATAACCTAGCGTAGTCAATCTTGCCTTTAGGTGCGTGTTCCGTGTCTGTTTCTACTTGTTCTTTAATCTCCGTTGCTATGTTACCAACTACTGGTACAGCTTTTAAAGCTCCAGTAAATAAACCTTTTAAAATACTTTTCAATTTCATTATAATATATGTTTTAATCTATTTGCCCAACCTTTAATATATTTGTATTGACTTGGGTTATTACCTACTATTTCCATGTAATAAAACGCTCTATAAAGTAAATAACGCTCTAAGCTTAAATTTTCACACGCTTTTAATGTTATTTTACCTATAATGCCATCGTCTTTAACTCCTGATGCTCTTTGAAGTATTTTAGCCGCTCCTTTTACACCATGATTAACCGCAGCGTCAAAATGAGCATACTGTATATCTTTATTCAATAAATCGGCTTTACAAGGCTTTACATAATCCTCAATATATAACTGTTTAGCTCTTTCTATTGTAAGATTCTTAATATCTTCACTAGGATAAGCTTTTTTAGAGATACCGTATTTAGTTTCCCCTCCTCTATCGGTAGGATCATCTACATAACCGCCCTCTAATTCTATTACTTTATCTAACCATTCCATATATTAAATATAGAAAAAAAAAATCAATCCTTTAAAAGATAATTAATAAATGAACTAACCGCTGTAATTATTCCAGCAGCTGTCCATTTCATTTTCTTGTCATTCTCAATGTATTTAGTATTCTTATCTACTTTATCTACTAAACCGTCTATTTTTAGATCATCATTACCCACTAATGCTGAGTAAATTTTATCTACCTTGTCATTCAAATCTTTAATCTGTTGCTCCATTAGAAAAATACTCTATTTAAGTCCTCATCACTAAATACGTAGCAAGACTCGGTTAATAATAATTCATTCGATAGAGTGTAGTCTAGATTAGTTGATGATGATTGATCGTATAGATAAAAGTAATAATAGCCAGAGTCTAGTTTAATAGTTCCATTTACAGGATCATCTACACCCGCTACACCTGGTTCTGTCATTTGAGCCACTACAAAAGAACAACTAGCTAAATCGGTAACAATATAAGCAAACTCTTTATTTGTAGTTTGATTTACCATTCTTACAAGATAATACGGATTAGCTAATGAACTACTAACGTAAAATATCAAGTCATTAGTATTATTTTGTGTTATTGTCATTAGTATAAGGATTTACAAATAAAGTTTAAAAATTCAACTGTAATGTCATCAGTATTAGAGTCATTAATCAATCTCTGTTATTAATACGTTTAAATCTGTTACTACTATATCATTAGCGTTACTTGTGTTTTTAACGTGCATTTCGATGTAATCTCCGTTACCGTGAGATACAACGCAATTTGTACTAATATTTTGAGAATTACCAAAAGCACTCGTAGTTGATTTAATTTTACTAGGTTCTCTAACAGCTCCAAGTTTAGAATCATAAAAACCAAACTGGC